TTTGCCACCTAATCAAGTACTCACCAGTCCCTAGCGTGTGAGTATAAAGCTTAGAGTAGGGAGTAGTTGGCAGGTCTGCTTAAAAAACTGCCACGTGAGGCTCCACGTCAACAGTATAAGAGTTAGGTTGGTGACCTATCCGCCTCACACTGATATATATAGGTTGGGAAACATGATAAAGAGAAACCAAAAATCAACTGTTGAATGGTGTTGATAAGCGTTATCGGACTAGGAAACCCCATTAAAAAATTCCTTAACAATGCCATATATATCTTTTAATTTTATATGTTATTTAGGAGGTAATACATATGTCGAATATAGTAAACGATATTATTATGGACAACTGCCGTGAGTCAGTTAGTAGAATGTGGGCTATGGACGGCAGACCGGACTTAGAAAATGACTGCATTGCTTATGTTTACGAGCGTGTACATCATGAGAATAATCATCCAAGTAAACAGATATATGAGTTAGTTATAGAATTTTTATCCCAGCATTGTACGCAAGCGTTATCAACCGATGACTTAAAACAAATGGCTAATGAAAGTTTAAATGCCCAGCGTAAACACTACACTAGGGATGAGTAAAAAAAATCCTGTAAAAAAATTTATGGATAAAATACATAAACCTAAAATTCATAAGGATAAAACAAAGTACAATAGAAACAAGGAGAAAATAAAAATGACGGTTGAAACAGAAACAGATAAAAAAGAATATGTTGTATTAGGTAAAGAAACTTATTATTATAAAACCTATGTTCAAGCCAATTCAGAAAAAGAGGCTAGAGAAATAGCGACACAAAATCATACGAAAGCAGATATACATGAAGATGAAAGCGTGCAAGTTTGTTTAATAGATGAGGGTGGTTTTTATAAAGCTGAATATTCTTATCCTTTAGGAGAACGAGATGAAACTAACTAGCGATAACTTAGAAAAGATTTTTAACTATATAGATTCTCAATTATCAGATGAAGATTCTGGAGAGTTTGACGAAGAAACTCCAATCTTATCAGCAGTTGATAGAACTATAGAAATGTTTGAGGAGAACTCGAAGATGAAATATAAAGTAAAGCTAGAGGTTATTGAAACTCACTATTTAGATATAGATGCTGATAATGTAGCAGATGCAGCAGAACAAGCTAGAAGTTATGGTGTTAATTCACAAGATGCACACCATACAAATCTAGATGTTATTTCAGTTGAGGAGTTAAAATAAAATGATAAAAGTAGATAAACATATAACTGATATATACCCAAACGCTGTTGGTTTATTTAATGTGTATTGTACAGGTAAGATTGAAGAAATCGTTGTCGTACAAGTAAAAGCAAATAACCACAATCAAGCATTAGAAAAGGTTGAAAGAATATTTCCTAATGCAAAAGATTATATTCTTGAAGTTAAACTTAAATCATGAGGGCAAATAAAGAAATAAAATATGGGGATGCTTGGATTTCAGCAGAAAAATGGCTGGAAAAAAGAGGCTATCATGGAGAAAGCTCTATTGATTCTAAGTGGGAGCTTTTAACATCGCAAAAAAGTATGCATAAATATTTTCCTTATCAATCTTTTATTTGGAGAACTAAAAAGTATGGTAAGAATTTGGTTGTAGCCTGCCGAGAAAGTAGAATGATTTTAACTATATTAAAACTGGATGACTGGGAGGATGTTGACCTCACATAATATTTATGATAACTTATAAAGGTAAAAAGGTTTCAGCCAAAGTAAAAGCTAAACACATAGTATCCGATGAGGTTATGAAAATATTTGATAACTTAAAAAAGAATCCGGAATTACTTGACAGTGATTGGCAGTACCTTACATCTAAGGAAGAGGATAGCGTGTTAGATTATGTAAGTATCTTTGAAGATAAAATACATAAATTACTGGGCGTTAAATTCAAACAAATAATCAGTAGTAATAACTACACAAAATCAATTTAACTATGGAATTTATACTAGCAGTAGTAGGCGTTGTCTTGATTCTTTCAATGACAACCTTGTATATGTACTTGGTGGGCGAGGATAAGATAGAACCTCATGTACCTCCCATGACACAACGTGGAAACTTTTGGGATGCAGAGACCAAACAGTTTTACAAATGGGATGAGTTAATGGAACTTAAAAAACAAAGGGAGAAAAGCAATGACTCAGTATAGTGAACAAGTAGAAAAACAAAAAGAGTTTCTTGAAATGGAAAAAAAAGCTAAAGCCATTGTGGCTATTGATACTAGATTCAAGGATGGTCTATGGTATAAGCAAACTGTGGACTATGCTGACGGCAAAAGAGTGACAGAGTACAGAGACAAACGTAAAGCAAAGGTAGTGGAGAATAGGTATGGCGAAGACGTGGAATAAAGCTGCTCATGTATCTGCTACACAAGGTAGAGGTAAGAAGACAAGTCAAGGTAGAGGTAATGTTGCTTTCTCTACCATGAACAAGAACAAGAAAAGCAACTTTAAAAAATATCGAGGGCAAGGAAAATGAATATTAATGTAATAGAAAAAGAAATACTTAAAGCAGTTGATATAGAAAAACAAATACTAGAAAATAATTTTAGGACTTGGGAGACTGTTGAAGAAAGCTTTACAGATTTAGAAAACTTTATAAGAAAATTATTTATAGAATATCGAGGGCAAGGTAAATGAACATATTTTATTTTGATGAGTGTCCTGTTATATCAGCAGAGGCACAGCCTGATAAAATGCTGGTAAAGATGCCGTTGGAAACAGCACAGATGTTATGCACGGCACATAGAGAACTGGACGGTGATGAGTATGCAGATGCTAAGGGACTTTACAAGCGTGCATACTGGAATCACCCGTGTACTATATGGGCGAGAGAATCCAGCTCTAACTACTCGTGGTTGTATCGTCACTTCATAGCGTTAGGTATGGAGTATACTTACAGGTATGGTAAGCATCATGCAAGCGTGGTTAAGTTAGAAGAACCCTTGAGCAAGATGCCTGACAACATTACACATACAAGTATGACACCCTTAGCACAGGCTATGCCGGAGGAATATAAAAATGAGGATGCTATTGTTGCTTATCGTAATTACTGCATTAACGAAAAACACTATGCCAAATGGGAACAAAATAGACCTAAGCCTGCTTGGTGGACAACACAGGAGGTTGCATGATAATACAGTCAGATAAAATAAAGACATCTTTAATAGCATTTTTGGAGGGGCAAATTCAAAAACATATAATGAATGTACAAATCCAAATGCAAAATCCAGTAGGTGTTGCTGAACATCCCGATACTTTGGAAACAATTGAAGGAGAGCTTGGTAAGATTGCAGACTACCAAGATAAACTTGAAGTATTAAATAAATATTTTTAATCATGTCTAACCTATCTCACATTGCTTATTCTTATATGGATGAAAAGCAATACATTGAACTGTGTAAATTTTTATATAAAGAACAGAGGAGAAAAACTATGAATTATATTTATGAGCGTATGCAACATGACGGCAGTGGGCGGGAACCGGAGTCTGAATTACTTACACGTACTGAATATCGTGACTTTTTAAATTATGTTGATAAAAATTATGATGAGTTTTATGGTTGTAAAGTTGGTTATAATGTGACCAAAGTGGGCGAAAACTTTGAAGTTAAATTAACAAGTAATGAATTTATAACTTTAAAGGATATTTTGCTTGACATTCGCAAATAATTTATTATAATATTTATAGTTAATCAATTCATGAGGAGAATATATGGATTTAAAAGTTGAAAGAAACGATGAAGGACAGATTAAAAAGTACGTTATGGAAGGTACTTTAGTCTATCCTTCTATTAATATTCCTAACACTAAGTATGTACAGGACGGTATATGGGAAACCTATATCCTTCCGGACAGCGAAGAAGAGTTAGAAATAGCTAAAACAATGGGTGTCAAAACCAAAATGGTAGGTTCAGAAGATAATATGTCTGAGGCTATATATCTTAAAAGGTATACATCATTTAAAAGCGGTAAGAAAAATAGTCCTCCAGTAGTTAAAGATGCTGACGGACAGCCCTTTGATTTTGTTGATGCTGAATCAGGTAGGGAGATTACTGTATGGACAGGTACTCGTGCTAGAATTCAATTTCATTACTGGCAATTAACCAATAGTTATGGTACATTTAATTACTATATACTAGACGGTGTTAGAATCTTAGACTTGGTTGAAAGACAAGAACTAGATTCCGATGCAGACTTTTAAGGATTCATTATGATAATTACAATTAATAACGAAGAGGGCAATACTCTTTACGATGTTAATAAAATATCTGATGAGTCAGCCAAACAAGAAGCTACTGTAATAGTACAGAAAGTAGGAAACCTACAGGTTATTATAGAAGCTTTGGATTTTGCGAGCAGGACACATAGAGCTAACCTCGAAGAGCTTTTAAAGAAACAAGAGGAAGCTGTTGTTGAAGAGCCTGCAGATGAATCACTAGATTCTGATTAGTTTAATATGTAAGACAGGAGGGTCTTACTAATATTAAGGGCTATTACTTTAGGCACTTTTCCGCACCTCCTTGCCTTGCCTTGTATTGTAATAGCCCACTTTTAAGGAGGACATATGGCGTTTGTTGAATATCATTTACCTTGTGAATCATGTGGTAGTAGTGATGCTGTATCTCTAAACGATGACGGGTCTGCTTACTGCTTTAGCTGTAGTGGATATTTTAAAAATTATAAGGAGGAGCCGGACGTGCAATCAGCATCACCAGTAAAAACAAATAACTTTCAATCTTTAAGTAATGAACATGGGGCTATATATAGTGCTTTAACTGATAGAAAAATATCAAAAGACACTGCACAAAAGTATGGTGTTAAAGTTGTTCATGATAGTAAGGGGCAAGTGGTACAACATCTATACCCTTTGTTTAATTTAAATGAGCAAGTAGCTCTAAAGATTCGTTATGTAAAAGATAAGAACTTTAGTTTCAGAGGAACACCTGACGGCACTGGACTATTCGGTGAACAACTTTTTAAAGGTGGTAAGTATATTACTTTGGTTGAAGGTGAGTGCGATGCTATGGCAGCCTATGAATTGTTTGGTTCTAAGTATGATGTTGTCTCTATCAAAAGAGGATGTCAAGGAGCAGTCAAGGATGTTAAAGAAAGCTTAGAGTTTTTAGAACAGTATGAAAATATTATAATCTGTTTTGATAATGACAAGGCTGGTAAAGAGGCTTCTAAAAAAGTTGCTCAATTATTTTCACCTCGTAAGTCTAAGATTATGACATTGCCTAATGGGTTTAAAGACCCTAATGAAATGTTAAAAGAAAACAAACATGCTTTATTTGTTAAGTCTTTTTGGGATGCTAAAACTTATACACCTTCCGGTGTTATCAATGTATCTGACAAGAGACAAGAGTTTCATAAGAGAGAAAAGAAACCTAGCATACCTTATCCTTGGGAAGGTCTTAATGAAAAACTTGTAGGCTTGAGAGGAGGAGAGTTAGTCACTTTAACAGGAGGTACAGGACTTGGTAAGTCTAGTGTCACCCGTGAGTTAGAGCATCATCTTATTAAAAACACCACTGATAATGTGGGTGTTATTGCGTTAGAAGAAGACTGGAGAAGAACCATTGACGGTATTCTTTCTATTGAAGCTAACAATAGATTATACATTGACCACATTAGGGAACAGTATTCTCCGGAAGAATTAGATAAGTTCTTTGATATTCTTTATGACGGAAAGAATAAAAATAGAGTGTGGGTACATGCACACTTTGGAACCAATGACATCGAAGAAATATTTTCTAAGATTAGATTTATGATTGTTGGTTGCGGTTGTAAATGGGTAGTTCTCGACCACTTACATATGCTGGTTGTAGCCACTTCTGAGGGTGATGAGCGAAGAGCTATTGATAGTATTATGGCACGCCTAAGAAGTATCGTAGAAGAGACTGGTGTTGGTATGATACTCGTATCTCATCTGAGAAGAGTTGACGGTAATAAAGGACATGAGAACGGTATAGAGGTTAGTCTCTCTCATCTAAGAGGCTCTCAAAGTATTGCTCAGTTATCAGACTGTGTTATTGCATTGGAAAGAAATCAACAATCCGATAGTGAATCAGAATCTAATACTACAAAAATGAGAGTATTAAAGTCTAGGTATACCGGTGATGTAGGTACGGCAACGAAGTTGCTATATGATAGAGAAACTGGTAGACTTAACGAAGTCATAGGTGGTGAAGAAGATAATGCTGACGATGACTTTTAATTATGAAACTAATTTTTGATATTGAAACAGACGGACTAGATGCAAATGTAATTTGGTGTATTGTTTGTCAAGATATTGAAACTTCAAAAGTATATAAGTTTCCTCCTGAAAAAATAAAAGAAGGGCTGGCTTTATTAGAGAGTGCTTCATGTCTTATTGGTCACAACATAATAGGATTTGATATACCTGTCTTAGAGAAATTAACTGAGGTAGATTTAAAAGATATACCTGTTATTGATACGCTAGTCCTTTCTCGTTTGTTTAATCCTGTTAGAGACGGAGGGCATAGCCTAGAAGTGTGGGGTAATAAATTACAATACCCTAAGTTAGACTTCAAAGAATTTGAAAGTTACACTCCTGAAATGTTAGAGTACTGTACTAATGATGTCAGATTAAACTCTGCTGTCTATGACTATTTATTAAATGAGGGTTCTCAGTTTTCTCTAGAAAGTCAAAACTTAGAGCATGATGTTTTTAAAATTATGAAAACTCAAGAGGCTAACGGTTTTAAGTTTGACCACCAAAAAGCTAGTATTTTTGTTGCAACACTACGAGAAAAAGTTCAGTCTTTAGAAGATGAAGTACATACAACCTTCAAACCTAAATGGGTTGACATAAAAGAAGTTATTCCTAAATTAAAGAAAGACGGGGAGTTATCTAAACAAGGGTTGCGTGTTGAAGAATATGAAAAGATAAAAGAAAGTGGGGACATGAAACCTTTTATGAGACAGGAGCTTAAGGAATTTAACCTAAGTTCTCGACAACAGATAGGAGAATACTTAAAGGACTTTGGTTGGAAGCCTACAAAATTTACACCTACTGGACAACCTATTGTAGATGAGGGCAGCCTTTCTAAAATACAAGACATACCGGAAGCAAAATTAATACTTGAGTATCTACTATTACAAAAAAGAATTGTACAAACAGAAAGTTGGATTGATAGTTTAAAAGATGACGGTAGGGTTCACGGCTATGTAATACCTAACGGTACTATTACTGGTCGAATGACACACAGGAATCCTAATATGGCTCAAGTACCAAGCGTATCTTCTCCTTACGGAAAAGAATGTAGAAGTTTTTGGGGAGTTGCTGAGGGTTATAAATTAGTAGGGGTAGATGCAAGTCAACTTGAGTTAAGACTGCTTGCCCATTATATGAATGATGAGGATTACATTTATGAAATTACACAAGGAGATATTCACACTTACAACCAAAAACTTGCTGGACTTAAATCAAGAGATGAGGCAAAGGTATTTATCTATGCCCTCTGCTACGGAGCAGGAAATGAAAAAATTGGACAAATTGTTGGGGGAAATGCTACACGAGGCGGGCAACTTAGAAAACGCTTTTTCGGTAGTAATCCATCATTTGCATCTCTTACAACAAAGGTGCAACGAACTGCGGAAAAAAAATATTTCAAAGGATTAGACGGCAGAAAATTATTTGTACGTAGTCAACATGCTGCACTTAATACTTTAATTCAAGGAGCCGGTGCTATTATTATGAAGAAAGCATTGGTCATACTGAATGATGTTTTAACATTAAATACAATTGATTATAAATTTGTAGCTAATATTCATGATGAGTGGCAGATAGAGGTTAAAGAATCTCAAGCAGATTTTGTTGGAAACTTAGCAGTAGAGAGCATAATAAAAGCCGGAGAACATTTTAATCTTCGTTGTCCCATGGACGGTGAATACAAGATAGGAGACAACTGGAGTGAAACCCATTAAAAAAGAAGTACAAGAACAAGAATATGATTGGAGATTTAATAGAGTAAACTCTAAAGGAGAAATACTTTTTAGTCATATTACTAATGAAACAGTTAATACTGTAAGAAATTTTTTAGAATCTAAAAATATCAAACACTCACTTACGGCAGGAGCCGGCTCTACCATGTTTAGAATAGAATTTAATGGACAATTTTATTCTTACTATACTACTACCGGACGATGGGCACCTTATGCTAGACGAGGCTTTCCTTCAAAACATTACACGTCTAAAGGTATTGAAGATTTTTACAATAGATTTTTATTAACTGAACCTAAATTTAAAATAGAAGATGAAACAAAAGCCAGCGTAAAAAATTTTTTAGAAGAAAAAGGAATAGAGTTCAAAATAAAAAAAGATGTTGTTACTTTAACTACTAAAATTATACCTAGAAAAGATGGTAGGGGTAATAAAAGACGTTACACTTATGAATACATAATTGGAAAAGGTAAATGGCGAGGTATGCGAATTGACGAAAGTTACCCTGATTCATACTATCAAGCCGGACATATTGAAAGTTTTATTGAAAAATTTTTTATACCACAAGAGGAACTTTAAATGAAACCCACTAAAGCTAATAGAAAAAAATTTGATTTAGATTTAGAATACGGTCAAGTCAGAGAAGATAAAGTAGCTGAAATGCTACAAGATAAAAAGATAGAAGTTAAATCTGAACGTGGTATGTGGATGAAGACGGGTAACATAGCAATTGAATATCAAAGCTATGGTAAACCTTCTGGGATTAAAGCAACTGAATCAGATTATTGGTTTCATAATCTTTGTATTGGAGACAATGAATATTGTACGCTTGTTTTTAAGACTGATGTTCTTAGAATTATTGTTGATAAACTTGATACATTTAGAACTGTATCTGGTGGAGACCATAACGCAAGTCAAATGTACTTAGTTAATTTACAAAAGCTTTTTTCATCTGATGTGATTAAAGCATTTAAGGAGTTTGAAGATGGCAAAAAAGAAGACTGTTGATACAGTCGTAGAGGATATTTATTCTACTATTTCTGCTTTAACTAAAGGCCAGGATATAAAACTAAAACCTAAAGACTTAAAAGTTTTTGGTGAAGACATGGCTGATGCACTACTGCAATGGGCAACTCCTCGTGGGGCTGATAAAGTTAATGTTAATACATTACGTATGTCTAACATTGGCAAACCTCAAAGACAATTATGGTATGATATTAATTTAAAAAAAGAACAAGCTGTTGACTTTGACCCTAGTACTTTAATTAAATTTTTATACGGACATTTACTAGA